CGAGTCCTTCGCGCAAGTCGTTCTCGGAGAATCTGTTGGCGTTCGGTATCTTCGCACAGACTCGTCCTGACGCAATGTTGTATCTCCACACGGAGAAGGATGGGGCGATGGGTGGGGTGAACTTGGTGGCGTTGTTGGCTGCGTGTGGGATTCGTGAGGATCAATACAAGTTTGTTGATCAGTATGCGTATCGGACTGGGTTTCCTCAGCAGGCTGTGGCGATGATGTATGCGTCAGCTGATGTGTTGTTGTCGGCATCTATGGGTGAGGGTTTCGGTTTGGCTGTGATTGAGGCGCAGGCGTGTGGCACCAGGGTGATTGTTTCGGACTTCACTGCTCAGCCGGAGTTGGTCGGAAGTGGCTGGGCTGTGGAGGTGCAACCGTTCTGGGATAATCATCAGAAGTCGTGGTTCTGCACACCTCAAGTGGGTTCCCTTGTGGATGCCTTGAAAGAGTCCTACGATGCGCCTAGAGGCGTTGACAAGGTGGCTGTGGACTTTGCAGCCCCATACGACGCTGATCGCGTCTGGGACGCTCATTGGAAGCCTGTGATGAAAGGGTTGTCAGAATGGTGCCAGTCATCATCATCCCCGTCCTGAACAGGTATGACTTGATGGAACGGGCGATCCGCTCGGTGGACTATCCCGTTGAGCGGCTGATCATCATTGACAACGGTGATGGGTACGACGCTGACATGTTGGCGTGGACTGCGCCTTGGCAACACATTCAGAACTGGTATCTGTGGAGGATGCCAACGAACCTTGGTGTGGCACCATCATGGAATCTTGGTATCAAGTCAACACCTCATGCTGATGGTTGGATTCTGTTGAACTCGGATGCGTTCTTTGAACCAGGTCAACTAGAAGCGTTCTACAAAGATTGTGAACCTGACTCAATCACGTTGACTAGTGCGATGCCGGCTTGGTCGTGTGCGTGGGTGGGTGCTGGTGTGGTTGAACGGGTTGGTTTGTTTAGTGAATGTTATGTGCCTGCATATTTTGAGGATAATGATTTTGAGGATCGTGCGCGTCGGATCAATGTTGATGTCAAGATTTCTGAGGCTGGCATCATTCACGACAATTCTTCAACGATCAGATCGGATGAATCGTTGGCTGATAAGAATCAGCGCAGTTTCCAAGAGAATGGTTCGTTGCATGCGTTGCGTTGGCAGTCAGGTGTTCCTGACGCTGGGGCTTGGGATTTGAAGCGTCGAAGGGAGTTGGGGTGGGATTAGTTGACTATCAGGGTGTGCATGATGGTGAGACGATTTATGTGTTTGGTTCTGGTGCCACGTTGAATTATCTGGCACCGAGTTTCTTTGATGACAAGATTTGTGTGGCAACAAACTTTGCTGGATCAGTCTTTGGATTGGGTAGGTATTACGTGTTCAGCCATTATCACGGTGATGCTGTGAAGGAAGCACGGTTGGATGAGACGGTGGCTGTGTTCACTCCTCAACGGGAGCATGGCACTGATGCAGAGTTCTTAGGGTTCATGCCGAAGATTGTCACATTCCCAACAACCACTGGTCGTCCTGGTGGATCGTTCGATCCTTCCGGCAAGGATTGGCCTACGCTCGACAATTCGCTGGTCATCGGCTCATCTGGTATTCATGGTGCGATGCACTTGGCTGCATATCTTGGTGCGAAGTTCATTGTATTGGTTGGTGCTGATTGTGGAACTTTGGGTGGTGCTGAACGGGTTGAAGGGTATGTGCAGGGTGAGCATCCTTGGGAGCTGTATGAGTTGCACCTTCGAGACATGAAGCAACGTCTGTTTGAGATATACGGATGTCAGGTCTATTCGTTGAATCCGTTTATCAACTACAGTTTGGAAGGTACGCAGTATCGTGGAGCTGCGTCAATAAACTAGGATTGGAACACTATGGCAATCACCAACGGCTATTCCACACGCAACCAAATCAAAGCAGCGTTGCGCATTGGTACGGCTGACACGATTGATGACGATCTCATTGATAACTGTGCCGGAGCTGCTTCACGTCTCATTGATGGTTATTGCAACCGCAAGTTTTGGTCTGTCGGTTCAGCAACATCACGGGTCTACACAGCCGAAGATGACTACTACTGCTCGATAGATGACATCGCTGGAACAGCACTCACACTCAAAACTTCTTCACTTGCTGATGGTGTATTTGATGTGACTTGGACTGTGACCGATTATCAGTTGGAGCCATTGAACGCAAACCTTGATGGGCTAACTTGGTCATACGACAAGATTCGTGCAGTGGGTGACTACCTGTTTCCAAACGTGAATGCCAACTATGGTTCGCAAGCATTGGTGCAAGTGACAGCCATATTTGGTTGGCCATCTATCCCTGAGCCGGTCACGCAAGCAACAATCATTCAGGCTTCAAGATTGTTCAAACGATATGACAGTCCGTTGGGTGTCGCAGGATTCGGTGACATGGGTGCAATCAGGGTGAGCCGTGCGCTTGACCCTGACGTGGCACAGCTCGTCGAGCCGTACCGACGCATGCGTCTATTCGCATGAGTTCAACCACCACCGTCTCCCAGATCAAAACTGGTTTGGCTGCGAACCTCGCAACCGTGTCAGGTCTTCGCGCTTACGCCTACCAGCCTGACAATGTGAACACCCCGTTCGCTTGGCCGTTGCTGGACAGCATCCAGTACAACGGGGCTATGGGTGGGGGTTTGATTACCCACAAGTTCACGATCAGTGTTGTGGTGGGTCGTGCTGCTGAACGCACTGCACAAACCTTGTTGGATGGGTACCTGTCTTATGCCGGTGCCAATTCGATTAGGGCTGCGATTGAGTCGGATCGGACTTTGGGTGGGGTTGTGCAGGACTTGATTGTTGAGTCTGCAAACAACATCTCTACCCTCGAAGCAAACGACGCTACCTATCTGGCGATTGACTTCGTTGTCACGGTGTACGCCTGACCCCTTGCCAACGGTTACTTGTGGCGTGTAGTGTTATCGCATCGGCTCAGCCGAGCAGACACCAACTCGAACGCCGATAGGCAGGAGCAGACATCATGGCAAAGCAAGTTCTCACAAACGTGGCAGTGACCTTCGGTACTGCTAACACCGACATTTCAGGTTATGTCACGTCAATCACATTGTCGACAACAGCCAACGAAGTTGCGACATCGGCAATGGGATCGTCAGCGATGACTCGTATCCAGGGCATGATTGATAACTCGGTCACGATTGAATTGCAACAGGACTACCCAACGATTGAGAAGTTGTTCTGGGATGCGTTCACTGCCGGTACTGCTGTACCAATGACAGTCAAGCCAAACGGAACTGCTGCTGCTTCGTCAACGAATCCAAGTTACGCATTCAGTGCGCTACCAACTTCGTGGACACCAGTGAACGGTGCTATCGGTGACTTGGCCACAGTGTCAATCACCTACCCAATCTCTGGTGCAATCACCAAGACTGGCACCAACGCCTAATACAAATAATTCCAACCCTTACCTGCGGAGGTAGAGAATGAAGATCGCACTCAGTTTGACTAGTGCATTAGACGGCAAGCAACGCACCATCATTGCTGCGTTCCCTGACTTCATTGCGTTTGAAAACAAATACAATCGCAGTGTTGCCAAGTTTGAGGCAGAACTCACACTGACTGATCTTGCATACCTTGGATGGCATGCAGAGAAACGGTTGAAGAAGACTGGGTTGGACTTTGAATCATGGTGCGATGAGATTGAAGCACTCGAAGTGGGAGACAGCGCAGACGCAGTGATTGTCCCTTTGGAGATAAGTCAGCCCACTGGGTAATTTCCTATCTCGCATGTGAGACAGGAATATCGCCTTCAGTGTTGCTGGCAGAAGAACCACGAATGCTGTTCACAATGTTGGCGTACCTTCGATGGAGAGCAATTCATCTAGGCAAGTAGTATTGGAGCATGGCAGGTCTTAGTCGAGGTGGCACATTCTCAGGTCGCGATGATGTCAACAAACCTGTAGAGATTCAAGGCATCATGGAATATCTTCGTGAACAATCCAAGACCTATCCTGAGTTTGATAAACAGGCGAGACTTGCTGGGCAAAGTGTTGCTCAACTGTTGGTTGTAGCAGCGACCTTTGAAGCTGCATCAGTAACTCGTAATCGTCAAGCGTTGGAAGTTATGAAAGGTATGAAGGCAACCCGTGACCGTATCCCAACCATCAAACTTGCAGAGAACTCGGCATTCCAATCAAAGTCAAGAAAGTTCAGTTCGTCTTACAACATCAAATCTCATCGAAGGGTAAAGCGTAAAGTCACTAGAGGCGATGTGTTCTTTGGTGCCGAGTTTGGTGGTGGGTCACATGGCTCAAGCAATCTGACTGTGGCTGGGGCTAAGTCACGTTCTGGCACTGAGATGCCTCGTAAGGGTGGGGGTAGGACTACCCAGTTTTTACGCCATCGTGGGCGTTCTGGTTACTTCTTTTGGCCTGCTGTACGTAAGAACAAAGCCAATATCGCTACAGAGTATTTGGCTGCAATTCAAAAGGTTCTCAATGTTTTGGCTGATCCTGGTAGCGGCAAATCCGAATAGTTGACTTCTGCTGTGGGTTCGCTACTGTGTAGTTAGGGAGGCGTTCATGGTTGTCTATTTTGATTCGGTCAAGTCTGTTCAGCCGAAGCCGTTCGCCTCGAATTGGGTTGACCTCAAAGAACGGTTGATGCACCATGAGGAGAATGCGCACAAGTCTGATGGTGCGTTGTGGTCACCTGTTGAGTACTACCCAGGTAGGACTCGCGGTAACACTGCGATCAGGTTCATTGAAGCGTTGGTTGTTGACATGGACGGCGAATCGTTTGCCAATGCCAACCTTGATGGCTACGAGTATCTTGCCTACTCCACCTACTCACATCAACTAGACGATCCTCACTACCACTTAGTTTTGCCGTTGGCTGAGCGTGTACCAGCAGGACTGTGGCGAGCTGTGTGGGCTGAGTTGCATGAACGAATCAATCTGCAAGGTGACCCTGCAACGAAAGACCCTGCACGTATCTTCTACCTCCCACAACATGCACCAGATCAACCTTGGGAGTTCCACGAACAATCAGGCACATTCATTGACACTGACTTCATATATGAACCTACGCCCAATCCAACACCAGCGTCACCACGTCAATCGGCTCAACCTCGACGCAAGCGTATTGTCCATGTTGAGATGGACGATGCTTGGTGGGATGCTGGCAAACCTTCAACACGATATGCGCACCTTGAAGGTCAAGCAGTATGGAAGGCAATGGCTAATGATTTCAATGTGATGGTTGCTGAGTACCACGAAGCTGTGCGCTTGGCCAGTCAGGATGTCATCTAGAATTGTTGCATGGCTGGTGAACGCACATTCGTTGTCAAGTTTATTTCCGACATATTTGGTGCGACCAAAGGAATCAAGAAGGTTGGCGATGATCTAGGCAAACTTGGCAACGACATCAATAGTGGTGTCGGTTCCAAGATAAAAGACTTGATGCCGTCGTTCAAACAGATGGCTGCCACAGCAACGGTTGCCTTCACAGCAGTCAGCGCAGCTGCATATAAGGCAGTTCAATCAGCGTCCAATCTGGCTGAATCACAATCAAAAGTTGATGTTGTATTTGGTGATTCTGCTAAGAGTGTGCAAGATTTTGCTAAGACAACGGCCACATCTATCGGTATCACTAGGCAAGCAGCCCTTGAAGCAACCGGCACTTATGGCAACCTGTTTCAAGCATTCGGTGTAGGTCAAGATAAAGCATCAACAATGAGTACCACTCTGGTCACGTTGGCTGCTGACTTGGCTTCATTCAATAACACAACAGTTGATGATGCGATTCTTGCATTGCGATCTGGTTTGTCAGGTGAAACAGAACCATTGAAAAAATATGGTATTGCTATCAATGATGTTCGATTGAAAGAAGAAGCTCGCAACATGGGGCTGTATTCAGGAACAGGCAACCTAAGTGTTCTAGCCAAAACTCAAGCATCGTATGCTCTTATTCTCAAAGACTCAACCTTGGCTCAAGGAGACTTTGAACGCACCAGTGGTGGGCTTGCTAACCAGCAAAGAATCTTGAAGGCACAGTTATCAGATGTGGTTGCTCAGATTGGCTCTGCATTGATTCCTGCCTTCTTGGGTGCTGTGTCATTCATAAATGAAACAATGTTGCCAGCCTTCCGTGATTTTGGTACAGCTTTGCAAGAAGGTGGATTAGCTGGTGGATTTGACTTCATCGCCACAAGGTTCAAAGAAGCAGCACCAAAAGTTCTTGCAGCTCTAGGAGATATGATCACACAGGCAGTTCAATGGATCGGCACAGATGGTCTGCCAATGTTGTATGCCGGTATCAATAAACTTGCTTCTTCTTTGACTGGTTGGGTTGAACCTCGAATACCCATGTTCATTGACAGTCTCACCAAGTTCTTGATGGCTGGCTACCAATGGATTTATACAAAAGGATTGCCACAATTACTTGATGCGGTTCAAGCTTTGGGTGACACTCTTGCCAGTTTTGTTGGCAAAGCCGCACGTCAGTTGCCTGCACAGTTAGTTGACATGCTTGCCACAATCGGTGCATGGGCTCTATCTGATGGCATCCCAACATTGCTAAGTCTAGGTTTGCGCCTTGCTGGTTCTCTTGTGAAGTGGGCTGCCACGATTGGTGGTCAACTGATTGCCGGTTTAGGTGGGGCTATCGTGGCGTTGGTCGCTGCAATACCAGATATCTTTGTTGCCTTCGTGAAAGGAATTGCAAACATTGCCGTCAATGCTGTTCAAGGTTTTGTTGCCAAGTTTGACGAGATGAAAACAGCCTTATCCAATGTGGCTGTATCTGTTGTCAATACTTTGATTGATGTCTTCAACAAGATTCCGTTGATCCCTAACATTCCTAAGATTACTGTTGCGACTCAGCAACTTGGTACCCAAATGACTGCAACTGCCATTGATCTTGGTAAGGTCAATGCTCGATTTGGTGATGTTGTTGCAACAACAAAGATTGTGACTCCTGCTGTGAAGGCTGTGACTACCGAGACAACAAAACTGGATACTGCTACAGGCGGCGCATCTAAGAAGTTGAAGGATGCAGTGACCAAGTTGAAGGAATATACCGATGCGTTGAAGTCGTCTCATTCTGCTCATAAGGCATTCACTGCTGCGCAGAAGGCTTCGGTCAAGGCTGGTGAATCTTTGACTGAAGCAAACACTAATTTGGCAGACGCACAGACTGCGTTGGATAAGGCTGTAGCTGGGTATGGTGCCGATTCGCCACAAGCAAAGAAGGCTGCAAAAGATTTGGCTTCTGCTCAACGTGATCTTGAACGTGCTGGTTACAACGTGGAAGGTTCGTTGTTCGCTGTCGCTGATGCTGAGGCTGAGTTGAAGAAGGTTCGTGCTGATCCTGAGTCCACACCACAGGCGATTCGTGAGGCTGAGATTGCGTTGGCTGAAGCGAAGTTGTCTAGTGCTGATGCTATTGATTCTCAGACTGAGGCTACTGATGGTTTGACTAAGGCAACTGGTTTGTTGAATGATGCTGTGTTTGGTGCTTCTATTGGTTCTGAGATTTTCAAAACTTTATCTAAAGAATTGACCGATGCAAAGAAGAAACAAAAAGATGCTGTTGATGATGTCACTGAAGCCATTGAACGTGAGGCTGAAGCATTAGAAAAATATCGTGATGCGATTGAATCTGCTGGGAAAATTGCAGCGAAGTATCCAAAGGTTGTGGCTGCTAATCCGATGGCTGGTGTTGCCGATGTTATTCCGGCAACTGTGACTGGTAACTCGACTGGGTTCAACGCAAATGGCAGTCCAATCAATGTCACTGTGAACGCTGGATTAGTCAGCGACAAAGACACTCTGGCACTTGAGTTGAGTGATTTGTTCACAGAGTTCGCTCGCAAGAATGGTGGGAATGCCCTTCGAGGGATTTCGTTCTAATGGCTAAGGCAACCAAGTGGGGTTCAACATACAAGGTGTTGTTGGATGTCGGCTTCTTGGCTGATGCGTTCACATTGGATTCCAGCAAACTTGATGGCACCGATGTGTTGGATGGGACAACAAACTTTGTGGACATCACCGAGTATGTGACAAACATCAATATCAATCGTGGCCGTTCAACTCAGCTAGACACCTTCCCTTCATCTAGTTGCACTATTCAAGCCGATGACCGTGCAGCTGCACGATACTTTGATCCACTGAACACAGCATCAGAATGGTATTCAGGTGGCACTGTAGGTATCGCACCACGACGCAAGTTCCAGGTATACGGCGGTACAGCCGGCACCACAGCAATGTTCACAGGATTCGTCTATGACCTGAACATGGACTATGCCGAACCGAACCTGTCCACTGCAACCATCGTTGCCACCGATGCACTCGGCCAACTTGGTCAAACTGTGCTGACCGCATTCAACCCATCATCACAACTCACCTCTGCGCGTGTGTCAGCAATCTTGGATCGACCTGAAGTGTCGTTCTCAACTGCGACTCGAAGCATTGAGACTGGGGTTGCGACGTGTGGGACGGTTGCGTATGACGATGCGACGAATGTGTTGCAGGCGTTGCAGGATGTGGCGACGGCTGAGGGTGGGCGTTTGTTTGTTGATCGTTCTGGGTTGTTGAACTTTGATGCTCGGATTGCTGTGTCGTTTGGTACGGCTGTGGCTTCGTTTGGTGGTACGGCTGGTGTTCCGATTCAGTCGTTGGCGAATGTGTATGGGGCTGAGACGGTCATCAATCGCGTCGGAGTCCAAATAGACGGCGGCACGGCTTCGAGCATTGCGTCTGGTACTGCGTCGCAAACACAGTATGGGATCAAGGCGTTGTCGTTGACTGGGGTTCCGTTGGCCACTGATGCTGCTGGGTCAGCGTTGGCTGCATCGTTGTTGTCTAGGTTTCAAGACCCTGTGGTTCGGTTCTCAGAGATGGATGTGTTGTTGAATGCGTTGACTACAGCACAACAGCAAACGATGGCAGGACTTGAGATTGGTGACATCCTCTCGGTGTCTAAGACATTCTCGACTGGTACACCGGCAACGGTGACACAGAACGTGGTTGTCGAATCCATACGCCACACAGTCAACCCATCAACACATCGCGTCACCATCGGAATGGGTCAAGTCCAACTTGTACTACCATTCATCCTGGACACCTCAGCCCTCGACTCAACCGTCTACGCACTACAATAGGAGCATTATGGCAGTCAGACCAACCTTCACTTCAGGCGATGTATTCACAGCAGCCAACGCATCGATACTTGCCACAGCCGTTGTCGCTATCAACGCGCAAACTGGAACCACGTACACCGCAGCCGGAACGGACGTGGGAAAACTTATTACACTTTCAAACGCAGCTGCAATCGCACTCACAATCCCACCCTCAGTCTTCGCTGTTGGTGACCAGATCAACATCATGCAAGGCACAGGCGGATCGGGTGTTGTCACGATCAGTGGTGCAAGCGTGACATTGAACTCGAATGGTGCAAAGTTGAAGACGAACGGACAGTACGCAGTGGCAACAATTCTTTGCACAGCGTCAAACGTGTTCTTGGTATTTGGCAACTTGGTGGCATAAGCCATGCAACTCCTTGCAGGCGTAGGTGGTGCAACACCGGCACCATCCAGTATCGAATACCTTGTTCTCGCTGGTGGTGGTGGTGGTGGTTGGGCTCCGTATCAAGACATCCCATCTGGTGGTGGTGGTGCTGGTGGATACCGTTGTTCGGTTGCTGGTGAAACAACTGGTGGTGGTGGCGCGGCTGAATCAGCATTGAGTGTCACAGCAGGGACGGCTTACACGGTCACAGTTGGATTGGGTGGAGCAGCCAATAATGGTGATGGTGGAAACTCTGTTCTTGCATCAATCACAGCCACAGGTGGTGGTGGTGGTGCAGGAGCATTGACCGATGCGCAACCTGGTCGTACTGGTGGGTCTGGTGGTGGCGGTAACTACGGCAGTGGAGTTAGTGGTGGAGGCGCACGAACAGCTTCACCAGTTCAAGGTTTTGCTGGTGCTGGAACAGTCGGTGGTTTGTATCACGGTGGTGGTGGTGGTGGTTCAAGTTCAATCGGAATTGGAACCGATGCAAGTTCAAATGGCGGAAGTGGTACAAGTTCTTCAATAACGGGTTCAGCAGTGACACGTGGTGGCGGTGGTGGAGCAGGAGGCAATCCAAGCTACACAGGAACGATTGCTGGTGGTTCTGGTGGTGGCGGTAATGGTTCAAAGACGAATGCAACTAATGGTGCTAACGCAACGGTGAACGGTTCTGGTGGTGGTGGTGGAACTGCATCAAACGGTGGCACGGGTTCAGCTGGAATTGTGATCATCAGATATCCAACAACATTCAAAGAAGCTGTGGCAACAACTGGTTCACCAACTTATGCAAGCACGGGTGGTTATCACATTTACACTTGGACGGGTTCGGGGAGTGTGACATTCTGATGGCAACATTTGTGAAGATAGTTGACGGAAAAGTTGTTGATGGTTTGGTCATCAGTGACGATGTGGTTGGTTCAGTGTTCCCTGAATCAGAACGTATTGGTTTGGAGTTCCTTGTTGCGCATGGTTATGAAGGCACATGGCTACAAACTGGTGAAGGGTTTCGGAAGCAATACGCTTCAATCAATTATATTTATGATGCCGAAACTGATGAGTTCATAAATCCCATCATCACCGAGTTGTAATGTGTTCAAGTCGCGTTGGCTGATTGTTGCTCCTGCGCTTCTAGCCTCGATCTTTAGTTTCATTCCGTCAGCGTCAGCTGAACCAGCACCAGGGTTGTCCACGTCGTATTACACGATTGATGTGGTTCCTCCTGTCATGTTTGACAGTGAGTATCCGTTGTGTGGTTCTGAGGTGGAGAACAACATCAACCGAAGCTACGACGGTGAGCCGTATCTAGATTGCACGAACGATTTGTTCATGGTTCACATGACTGGCTTCATCACGATCCCTGAACACAACACGATTGAGTTCTGGTTGGCTTCAGATGATGGTGGCCGAATCAACATTGGTGGGAATGAGTGGGGCAACTGGGGCGATCAGGGTTGCAGTTGGATGGAGTCTGGGGAGATAGACATTAGTGCAGGCAGTCAACCCCTTGACTTGTGGATGTATGAGAATGGCGGATCGACGTGCTTGATGCTTGCGTGGAATATCAACGGTCAAGGTTTTGAGATAGTTCCCGATGATGCGTTCACAACCAACGGTGTACCAACTACCACTACAACCAGCACGACTACGACTAGCACTACCACCACTAGCACTACTACCACGACGACAACTATTCCTGAGACAACTACAACCAGCACAACTACGACGACAACTTCTACAACTATTCCTGAGACAACTACGACTTCTACAACTACGACTTCTACAACTACGACTTCTACAACTACGACTCAAGCACCACCACCTGCGACAGTGGCACCACCGCCTGCAACAGTGGCTCCACCACCAGCGACTACAACTTCCACAACTTCAACCACTACGACTCAAGCACCACCGCCTGCAACAGTGGCTCCTCCACCAGCGACTACAACTTCCACAACTTCAACAACAAGTACAACAACAACACAGCCACCACCGCCTGAAACGGTGCCTCCACCACCCACAACAATGCCAGCCCCACCAGAGACAATCCCTGAGCCACCACCCACCCTGCCATTCGTACTACAACCATTATTCCCTCCAACCAAAGTGACGATTCCTGAACCACCAGCAACGATACCGACAATCCCAGTCCCCCCACCAACCATTCCCCCACCACCAGACACCCTGCCAGAAGCACCACAAGCCCCTGAGACAAGCCAACCCCCCAAAGACGCACCATTGCCACCCATCTCAGACAAGGCTGTTGTTGAAGCCCTAGCCAACATCGAACAAGCAACCCCAACCGAAGTCAAAGCCATCGTCACCGAGCTGCTCACCAACGCACTCACCACCGACCAAGCCGTCTCCGTTGCATCCGAGCCGGCAGTGCTGGAAGTGCTAACCAACGCTGAAGCCGAACAAGTATTTGAACAGGTTGCGGTTGAAGAACTCACAACGGAGCAGGCTGTTGAATTGGTGGCTGCTGTGCAAGATGCGCCAACCAAAGTGCGTAAAGCGTTCGAGGCTGTGTTGAATCTGTTTCAAGGTTTTGCTGATGATTATGTGATGACGAATCAGACTGTGCCTATCAAGACTCGTCGTGCGCTGATCGCCTTGGGTGCTGTATTCTTGGTGTCAGCCCCTGCACCAACACGAAGGAATCGGCGATGAAGATATGGGGTGAGTTTCATGCGTTGCTGTGGACAATCGCTGCATCTGTCACAACTATTCTCACGTTGTCGGGGGGTATCCAACGAGTCGTGATCTGGCTTACTGTTGGAGCATTAGTTCTGCACCTGATCGGCGCACTCACCAAGAAAGAAGAATCAGAATGAAGAAGTTACAAGATGTCGCAGGTCGCATTGTCGCAGTGTTCCTATCGT